TGACATACCAGCTAGAATATTATTGGAAGCATAACTGCTCTTTCCCCGAGATCCCGTTGCGGTAGTAAATATTGGCTTTAGAAGATAGCATACATTCTATTGTACTAACAGAATATTATCTAACTAGTAAATTACTACCATATCTAAGAGATGCTGGGTTACTAGTTAGATTAGTTGATTCGCATATTATAGAAGTTAAACTACCTATTACAAAAGATTAAAAAAGTGAGGTTTACATTAGATGAATAAAAAGTTAACAAAGAGTTCATATGATTATTACGGATTATGTAAAGAATGGATAAGCCAAAAATATGATAAAGGTAGTACAGCTAGTAATAGAATGCATTATGAAAAATTAAAGTTGTACAGCTACGATACATTACTAGCAGAAATACAAAATGATGGTGTTGTATTAATAGATAGAAAATGTGCAACCTTTTCTAATACAAGTAAAAGGCATTTACGAGAATTAGTAGAAAATCTATATAGCAATAACGTTCAATTTTATATTGTAGATGATATAAATAATATAGAGTATATAAAAAATAGTTTAAATACTATAAAAAATAGTATAAAAAAATACAAAAGAGCACGAGTAGAGCACTCAAAATATACATGGAAAACGCTTATAAAAAGTAAAGTAGAAGATCTAAATAAATATCTTATTTACTTAAAAAGCAGAAAAATAAAAATAGTAGAACAAAATAAACAACGTAATGAAATACTAAGTTATTTATTAAAAGAAAAAATATTATAAGGATATACAAATGGCAGATTTAATTATTACAGATAATAAAGCACCTATAGACCAAATCTTACTAGATCAAAAAGAAGCGTACGGAGAAGTATCTAAAAGATATATCCCAATTGCTACTCAACAAGTAATTGATATGGCTAAAGAATTTGACTCTAATGTAGAAGTTATAGGCTTCAATAAAGCTAAAGTTCGTAAAGAAGAAAAAGAAGGTTTTCAAAAACATGCAGTAATGCTTCAATTTTCAAACGCAGAAATGTTAGATGGAACTAAGCTTAATATGGTAATATACAATTCTAATGATAGATCTTCATCTTTAAAACTATATACTGGATTTCTACGTATGGTATGTTCAAACCAATGCGTAGTAGGAGATCAAATTGCAGAACCTATTAGTATTAAACATACAAATTTAGATTGGCAAGATAAAGTTAAATACTCATTTGATACACTACAAGAAACTAAATTACGTACAGAAGAAATGATAGATAGGATGCTTAATCAGTATACCTCTTATGGAGATATGGGAAGATATGCGGAACAAGTAGCTAATATGATGAATAATCATATTACAGGATCTATTGTAGACCCATTAGAATTATTAGTTTCTCATAGACCAGAAGATAATGGTAAAGATTTATGGCATACCTATCAAAGAATTCAATATAATGTAATGAATGGTGGTATTCAAAGACAAATTCCTAAGCAAGACGATGAAGGTAGAGTAAAGGCTTTAATCAGTAAAACACATAAAATTACAGATGATAGTTTAAAAATTAAATGGAATAGAGAACTAAACGAGATGGCTATGGACTTACTATAGTTATCTATAATTAAAGGATAACTAGAAATGCTAGACATATATAAAAAAGAGTTAAAAAGTAGAGGTATGTTTACCGAAGAAGTGTATCCATTATTAGATACTATTGCAAGTAGTGTACCTAATGATAAAATACCAAAACGTATGAAGCTACTACTAGGGATAACAGAATTAACATTAATAGCTTCTCATCTACGTAAACATATATTACACTGGAATAACAGCATTATTCCGATAAATACAATTAGTTTTAGTTTCGCTAAATCAGGTGCAGGTAAAGATAGTGCAGTAAATGCAATACGAAAAGGTTTTAGAAAAGGATATACAGCTATTGAATTAGCTAGAAAAAATGAGGCTAAGAAAAAAGCTATAGAATTAGCTAGATTAGAAGGAGAAGCTAACTATGCAGAATGGTCTGTATATAAAGACTATTATACTCCACCAGCTCCTCTATTTATTGCTGCAGGTACAGCTCAAGGATTTATGCAACACCTAAATGATATTGAAGAAAATCCTATAGGTGCAGGGTATTTTTATGATGGAGAATTTAGTACTACTTTACAAAATAGTGGAAATATTACAGAAGTACTAAAACTATTAGCAGAGGTATATGACGAAGGATCTAAAGAAGCAGAAAGAATTAAAAATAGAGAAGGCCAACTAAAAGCTGTAATAAAGTTACCTGTATCTGCTTTATTAGTTTCTAGTGCAGATAATATACTTTATGATGAAAATAATAAAAACAAGTTTAAACTAGAATTTAGTTCTAAATTAGCTCGTAGGAGTATTTTTTTCTATACTCCTTATGATGAACCTAAAAAACAATATAAAAGTGCTACAGAAGCTTTAAATGCAGAATTAGCTATGGAAGATAAAGCAATAAAATCTAAAGAAATAATAGAGACTTATGTATACGATACTATATCATACCATTTAGAATCAGAGTCTAATTTCATAAAAGTATCAAAAGAAGTTAGAGAGTTATTTACTTTTTATAAAATGTATAATGAAGAATATGCAGCTAAAAAAATACCTAAAGAATTTCCTATTGCTACTATCAGTAGAGAACATATGCAATGGAAAACATTAAAACTAAGTGGTGCTATAGCTATATTTGAAGGTAGTGATATTATTGAAGCAGAACATTATATATATGCTTCTAACATTACAGAAATGCTATCTGAGGACTTAATGCTATTTGAAAAAGAGCTTAATAAAGAAGAGTATGAAATATTTGCAGATTTCGTACATTTAAACTTAGATCTAGATAATTCATTTTATATAGATTTACATAAACTACGTAAGTTAGGCTATATACCAAAAACAGGAAATCCTACAACTAAATTAAAAGAGTTGATACAGCTAGTATCTTCATATGATCCTAGTGGTATATATACATTATGTGAAAATGGAAATGGTATATGTTATGAAAAAACTGTAGTTAGAAATTCGATATTTGTATCAATAAAAGAATTTACGGATGAAGAATTGGAGAATTTATGAAAAGTAAAAAAATAAAAGAATATATGCAAAAAAATAGTGCAGATGGTTTTGAATACGTAGAAGCTTCTTTTAAAGATTTAGCAGATCTATTAAAACTAAATTGTGCATATACCCCGTTTAAGTTTAAAGACGGTAAACGAAATAAAGCTAATCTAGAAGGTAAAACTAATTGGCTAGTATTAGATATAGATGATGCTAATATCACAGAAGAAGAAGCTCATCTTTTATTATCAGATATAAATCATCATATTGCAAGAACAAGTAATCCAGATAATGCTTTTAAATTTAGAATACTAATAGAGCTAAATGAGGTAATAGATATATCAGAATTACAATGGAAATATTTTTTAAGAGAAGTAATGGATATGTTAGGAATAAAATTTGATTTACTACCAAAGTCTCAAATATACTTTGCGTATGCAGGAAGAAAAGTATTAAGTGTATTAGACGGAGAAAAATTAAATGTAAAAGAAGCTATTACTAAATCAGCAGAAGCATTAGTTACTAAAGAAACCGTTAAATCTAAACCTAATAAAGGGAAAAGTAAAGAGTTATTAGATAACCCGTTAGATACGTTTAGTTTTGCATTTGAAGCTAAAAATGGAGAAGGTAGTAGATCTATGATACGTGCAGCGTACTATGCTAAAGATCTAGGAGCGGATACAAATTACATATTAGATCTAATAGATCAAATAAATAATTATTGGGAATACTCAATAGAGCAAGAAAGATTAGAAAATACTATAAAAAATCAAATACGAAGGTGGTAATATGGAAGAGTTAGAAATAGTTCTACGAGGACAAAAAGCATTAGACTACATTAATATGTTAAATAGTAATAATAATAATAATAATAATAGTAATAAGGTAAAAGAGCCTAAAACTGTAGATAAGACAGTAATAAGTCCTAAAGCACTATCGGATAAAAGTATATTAGATTCAGAAGTATTAGAGTTTAAACCAAAAGAAAAGAAAAAGTCTAATAACTATAAACAAGTATCTAATACATATATAGCTAAACATAGTAACAATGAACCATATAATACTCGTTATATGACTGGTAAATTGTGGTTAGCAGATGAGGAAACTATAGTAAAATTAGCAGTAGGTAAAGTAGACGAAAGATGGTCAGTAAAAGATATTGCTAGATCTCTAAAACGTACAGAATCTAGTGTTAGGGCTAAAGCTATTAGTATGGGATATAAAATACGTAAAGGTATGATTAGGTATAAAAATGAAATGGAAACTTTATAATACTACTGAAACAGTAGAAGATATACCAGATAATACTTTTGGATTTATATACGTACTACATTTTGATACTGGTGAATACTATATAGGTAAAAAACAATTTTATAATAAAAAAACATTACCAGAACTAAAAAACGGAAAACAAAGACCAAATTCTATACGTATAGGTAAGAATAAAAATGGTAAAAGAGTATATTTTGACGTAATAACAGTAGAATCTAATTGGAGAGAATACGTTAGCTCCTCTAAAATATTAGGAAATAGAAAAATAGTAGATAAAGAAATACTAGAGTTTGCAGAAACTAAAAAAATGTTAACGTATCTAGAAGAAAAATGGTTATTTGAAGCAGAAGTATTAACAGATACTAATGCTTTAAACGATAATATAGGTGGTAGATACTTTTCTACTAAACCAAAATCAAATAAAATAGTATAGGAAATACATGAAAAAACATATTGAACTTACAGGAAAAAATTCAGATTTTACTTCAACGATAACAGCAGTAGTAAACAAAAAAGGGGTGTACTCTTTTCTTGAAATTACAGACTGCCTTACAAAAATTAGATTACACGAAGATAGATCTATTGAAGATAAAACTAAAAGAAGAAAAGATCTAGTTAAAAAATTAAAAAGATTAGTTAAATTTATTAACAGTTATATTAAAAATTTAGAAAAAACTATTAAAGAAGAGTAGAGAAAATCTCTATTCTTTTTATACATATACATTACGGTATATAGATTAAAGGAATAAAATATGGGATTTTTAGAAGATAAAATAACTCCTAAAATAGAAATAGTTACAACAATGTATAAACTGCGTAAGATTTTAAACAGTATTAAAGATAAACCATTATTAGCTTTTGATATAGAAACTAGAAGTATGTATTCTAATGATGAAATAAAAGAAGCTAAGGAAATATTGAAAAATCCAGATAGTGTAGATAAAGAAGATTTAATTATGTGTAAACAAGTAGCTAATAGCAGTGGATTATCACATCCTTCTATAGCTAGATTAACACATGTAAATTTAGCTTATTCTATAACTGATACAATAATAGTAATAATAAGTAGTGATATAGTAGAAAAATACATACTAGAATGGTTAGTAACATATAGAGGTAAAGTATTAATACATAACGCTAGTTTTGACTTAAAAATGGTACATCATAGAACAGGTAAATTTCCAAACAACTATGAAGATACACAATTATTAGCTAAATCTCTTATAAATCATGTAGATACTTGGAAAGCAAATACAGGATTAAAAGAACTAATGAAAGACTATTATCCTAGAGAATGGACTTTAGTAGAAGATTACCATAACGAAAATCTAAAAGATGATATGTTTATTAGATACTGTAGTTATGATGTAAGTGCTACATTCAAGCTATGGGAACAATTACAAGAAACAATCGAGGAAATGAAAAATGAATAACGTAAGACCTTGGCAACTATTACCAATAGAAGAACCTAGATTATACGATCCTTCGGAAAAAGAACCAGACTATTTCTATAAAAATGTAATTAAGCCTCTTATTAACGATATGATCATTATGATGAATAATGGATTAACTATTGATAAACATCAAGTAGAGGCTCTTAGAGATACTATAGATAATGTATTAAATACTGTAAGAGAAACATTTAGATCTAATAAAATTATACAAGAGTTTCAAAAAGATCTATATAAAATTAAATATAAAGAATATATAGAAGAATGTAAATCTAAATGTAAGACATTAGAAGAATTTATTCCTAAAGAATTTAAAGAATCTAATATAGTACATAGAACTTACTTAATAAATACTATTTTAGATAAAGAAAATCTACCAGAATATAAACTCGATAAATGGACTATAAATGACATTAAAAAGCTTTTAACAATAGAAGACATACAAAAGGTTAGATTAGTACTAAATAAATCATTCAGTGAGCTAGAAACGTATATTAATGATGCTATGAGAAATTTAGCTAAAGATAAGATGATAATCTATAATAAATCTAGACTAGACGATAAAATAGCTAATGTACAATTTAATGATTTAGTACCTGAATTTAACGCTGGTAGCAGTAAACAGAAAATAGAATTATTTAATTATTTAGATATAGAACCTATTAGTTTAACAGATAGTGGACAACCACAATGGAATAGGGCTAATATAGAAACGTTATTAGATATGACTTCAGAAGATAATAAAGATTTAATAGAAGTATTACAAGCTATTATAGATTTTAGCTATAGTGCTATTATTAGAAATAACTTCTTAGAATCATTCGATAAAAATATTATAGATAATATATTATACGGTAATATAAAATTACTTGGAACGCTATCAGCTCGTCCAACATCATCTAATCCAAATTTACTACAACTACCAAGTACTGGCAGTATTTACGCTAAACCACTAAAAAAGTGTATAGTAGCACCAGAAGGATATATGATATGGACTATTGATTTTTCAGCTTTAGAAGAAAGAGTATTAGCTAACTTATCAAAAGATAAAAACAAATGTAGTATATTCTTAAATGATTTAGATTCTCATTGTTTTAACGCATTAGGTTATTTTAGTGATGAGATAGGTAAACATATAGAACTAGTTAATAAACTAGAAGTAGATGCTAAAACGTTTAAAAAAGCTATAGATAATGGTAATGATGAATTAAAAGCAATTAGACAAAAATCTAAACCTATAAATTTTAAACTAAATTACCTAGGGATGGCAGATAGTGACAAAGGTGGCTTTATTACACAAGAAATATATGATGCTTATCATAATACTCTGTATAAAGAAGTAGGTAATTTTCGAGAAGAAATGAAAGGTATAGCTAAAAGACAAGGATATGTACATCTAGGTTTAGGCTTTAGATTATATGTAGATGATATAGATAAACAGTTTAGAAGTGTATTTAATGCCTATGGTGGACAATTTTGGTCTATATTAACACTAATAGCTATAAATGAATTACATTATAGACTAAAAGAAAATAATCTAATAGATAATATAAAAGTAAATGCAACTATATATGATGCTATATATGGAATAGTTAAAAAAGATAGTGAAACTATTAAATGGTTAAACGATAACATAGTAGAAATAATGACTAAAGATTTTTTAAAAAATCAAATAGTTAAAAATGAAGCTAATTTAGAAATAGGTACATCTTGGTCTAGTTTAATAGAGTTGCAAAATAATACATCTATAGAAGATATAGATAAAATACTAAAGGAAATATAATGAGTAAAACACAGTTAACACTGTTCAGTGGTGATTTTAAGGAAGACTGTATATGGGAAGAAATATGTGAAATACTAAATATACCAAAGTGGAGTAGTAAAGTAACAATAACAGTAGAAAACGTAGAATATAAATTGGAGAAAGTATAATGAATGGTATTAGATTACATAGTTATTATAGACTAAATACTGTATTAGCGGTAGAAGAGTGCTAAATGGATATTCTAGTACAAAAAATAGAAAAGATAATAGCATTTAAAAATACCTTTACCACAACAGAAATAGTATTTATGATACTAGATATATTACTAGCTAATGAAGATTGTATAAAATATATCGTAAAAGAAAAACTATCTAAACTAGAGATTATAGATATAATTAAGAATAGTAATGATGACGATTCAATAGTAGATACGTTAATAGTACTTATTAATTCTTTAGATGAAAAACACAATAGCGAATTAGCTTTTAGATTAACAACAGGAAAATAATATGAAATATATATTAACAGAAGAAGAATTACAAGAATTAACTAAAGACCAAATAACAGAAAAAGAGTTTAAAGAGCAATACAGAAAAAACCTTAATGATGTACTTCTACTGCTTAAAAACAGTAAAAAAATAGTAGAAAGAAATATATTAACTGATGATATAGAAATAAAACTATTAATTAACGTAAAAGATATACCAGATGTTGCTATCAGCAGTATAGTGCCATTAGAAGCTAGAAAACTAATATAAGGATAAACATATGTTTACATATAACGATATAGAAATACCAAAAGAATATATGGGAATATCTCCCTCAGGAATAAATAAATTTTTTAAGTACCCAAAATTATGGTATTTAGAAGCCTTTAAAGGTGAAAAAGATTTTATAGGAAATACTGCAACAGTGTTAGGAACTATTGTACATCAAACTATAGAATCTTATATAAAAGGTGAATTAGATAGTAATACAGATGCTTTTAAAGAAAAAGTAAAAAACTATGTATATGAACAAAAAGAGGTAATAACAGATTTAGATGTAGATCATATTTTACGTTCTTATGAAGATATGGCAGCTATTGCTGTAAATGATTTCTGTAGTACAACTAAATTTGATGCTATAGAACTAGGGATGAAATTAGATCTAGGTGATAATGTAATACTAAAAGGTACTACAGACGCTATTTCAGGAGACTGTATTATAGATTGGAAAACTATTGGTACATTTACAGCACCTAAAGAAATACCATGGGCCTATAAAATTCAAGGTATGGCATATGCTAAGATGGCTATAGCAAACGGTTACGATATAACTAGATTAATGTTTGGGTTTATTACGACTCCAGCTATTGGTAGAATATCTGAAAAAACCGGTAAACCTATGAAAGATTATTATGCTACTTTTACTCCTCTATACCATCAAATTACTAAAGATGATTGGAAAGAACTAGATGATACTTTACAATTAATGAAAGATAGTATTAACCTGGTTAAAGAAAAACCAGAATTAGCGTATATTGTATTTAAAAGCATGGAACTGAAAACCTCATAAAAACTAAGTCATTATGTAATGTAACATAAAGTACTTTGTGAATCTAATTTGCGTATAGCATTTATGGAGTGAAACGGAATAACTGCGTATAAAGCAAATATAGATGAGCAAGGAGTACTTTATTAGAGTACGGAGTACTCGTAGTTAAAGCATAGAGTAGAAAACATAATATAAAAATTTAGTATGCTATATTTAACTATTAACAATAGTGATAAGCATAATATAGGACTAAACCCCTATATTACGAAGTTTCGGATAAAAAATAATGGAAAATATGGAGTTAAATGTAAACAAATCCGGAAAATCTTCCGAAAAAGTAGATAGATTAAAGAAGATTGTAGGTATACTTTTACAGCTATTTAATAAAATACACCTACAAGGAAATCACAATGAATTATAGCAATAACTATCTTAACACTAGTTTAGTTGTATATCCACCAAAATTAAAAATGTATAGGAGTTATCTAATGATAACAATGGAGGAAGAAACGGAAATAGCTAAAATAACTAATGATAGTGCGGTAAGACTATATAAATTCTATATAGACAAAAAAGGTTGGAAACATTTTAATCCTATAGATTATAAAAAAATAGGAGATGTATTAGGCTGGAGTAAAGCTAAAACAGAAAAAACAAAAGCTATGTTAGTAAAAGCGGGTTTGATAAAAATTATAAAAGATACATTAAAAGATGGTACACAACTTTATAGATTACTTATAGGAAAAGAAATAGTTAACCATTATAATAATACGGGAGAATTCCCTAGATTAGCTGGTTCTATAGATTCAGAAAATAAAAAGGAGAATAAATGAGTAAATCAGGAATTAAGATTTTAATAAACGGAGAAGCAGGTGCAGGTAAAACTGAACTACTTAGATCATTAGGTGAAGATACTTTTGTAGTATCTAGAGACAATAAGGAATTTGCATTACCTATTCCACATATGTTAGTAGATAAATACTATGATATGGAAACATTATTATATGGCGGTAAAGTAACTAACGAAAATAATGAAGAAATAGAAGTAGAAGGTGTACTAGAAAAATTAGATAAATACTTTGAAAAGTTTGGTAAGTATCCAAGAAATATTGTAATAGATAGTGTATCACAATTAACTATGGATGTAATAGAAAGTGCTTCAGAGATTGATACAGCTTGGGGTAAACAAGGTGCATTCATTACTAAAGAAATGGCTATTTTAACTAAATTTATACATGAAGAATTAGAACTAAATGGTATTAATGTAATTTTACTTAATCACGTAATACCTGAAAAAGCAGAAGGTAAACTAACAGGTTCATTTGTACAATTTGGACAAGGTAAGTTTAAAGATAAAGGTGGATTCTATAGTACAACTAATGAAAGTATTACTATTGAAGCTGTTGGAAGTAATAGAGTAGTACATCTAAGAGGTACAGATAAACAAGCAAGAACTATGCAAACAGATCTACCTAGTAAAATGTATGTAGAAAATTTTGTACAACCAGAAAAAAGTAAAAAACTAAAAGAGGGTGAAGAATATTTTGTATTAGCTAATCATATAAAAAGATTAGAAAATTCACAAACAAATATTAAAGAACTTTGGTCTTTATAAAGGTTAGTATAGCTATAATGCTAACCCAAATTAAACTGTACGGTTTGTTAACTATCAGAAAAATAAAAACACAAAAGGAAATATAAAATGGCATTTTTAAAAAATAAAGTAAGTAAAGAAGAATTATCAGTAGAAAAATCAGGTGGTGGAAACTACATTGGACAAAGTGGAGTTTATGACGTAGTAGTTAAAGCCTTAGTTGTAGATATCAATGATAAAGGTGCAAGAACTATTAGTCCTTTCGTTGAATATAATGGACAAGAACAAACACTTTATGGTGCACTACCACTAGATCTATGGGATAATAGTAAAGTATTAGACGGTGCAGAAGAAACTCTTGCAGGTATGTATATTATTGCAGGTTTAGATCCAGAAGATATTGAAGAACCTATTGAAACAGAATTACCTATCGGTAAAGCTGGTGCTATGAAAGATGTTACAGTACTTCAAGAAATTGAAGATGTACCTATGAAATTTAGAATTCAAATGGAATACTATAAATCAAGTACTGGCGAAATTAAAGAAAAAGCAGTACTTAAAGACGTATTCTCTACTGATGGTAAATCTGTAGCAGAAATTTTAGATGAAGAATTAGAACCCGGTTCACGTTTAGCTAAACTAGAACCGTACCTAGATAAAATCAAAGTATCTAAAGATTTAACAGAAGAAGAAGTAAAAGCTTGGATAGCAAATGGCAGAAAAAGCGGAAACGATTCAAGTACCACTGCTGCTAAAAAAAGACCATCTTTTGGAAGTAAAAAACCTAAATTTGGAAGCAAAGAATAAGTATATAGGCTTTTTGCCTATGTACTTATACATGTGCACTATTTACGTAGGTTAGTAAGATTTAAAGCAAATTAGTGACATATTTTAAAATTTATATCCCCTCCTGTGTTAAACGTAAATAGTGTACTTTTATAAGTATAAATAAATTAAAGGCATAATAATAATGTACAACTGGACAGACGAACAAGAGTTAATTTTTGATACTTTAACAGAAAAAGTAAAAAGTTTAAACAATAATAATAAAACAGAAATAATTTCAATAGAAGCAGTAGCAGGATCTAGTAAAAGTACTTCATTAGTAGAAAGTGCTAATAGAATGCTAAAAGAAAATAATAAATTAAATATTAGATACATAGTATTTGGAAGTGCAAATGCAAAAGAAGCAAAAGAAAAATTTGATAGTAGAGTAATAGTATCTACTACAAATTCATTAGCTTATAATATAACTAAAAGAGATTATGATATCAATACAGATATTAGACCTTTTATTACATGGAAAGATATTCCTAAAAAATTAAAGATACCATATTGGGATATATATACAGCATTAAATATAGTAAATGAATACCTTAGTTCGAGTGGATCATTAGAAGATGCTATAGAGACTATTAGATTAAAAGATGTATATATAAAACCTAGTATGGAAAAAGCTGCTAATAATATTTTAGAAGCTATGCATAACAAAGAAATGCCTATAACACATAGTTACTACTTAAAATTGTTTCATTCAGAAATGCTACAAGGTACACTAAATTTACCAGAAGTAGATGTACTAATGTTAGATGAGGTAAATGATGTTACAGAGCAGACTTTAGATATTTTCAAAATGTATCCTGCTAAATTAAAAATAATGGTAGGAGATAGCCATCAAGCTATCCATAAATGGATGGGTTGTGTAAACGCTTTTAAATTAATAACTCCAGATACTACATTACATTTATCACAATCTTTTAGGGTATCAGATAAAATTGCACCTAGAATAGAGTATTTTTGTAAAAGATATTTAAATCCT